AAGAAATTAGAGAGGCATTCTATGGGCGGGCGACCACCGAAACCAACAGCTTTATTGAAATTAGAAAAGGGTAAACTTTATGACATTCAGCGGGACCGGCAAGAGTATGAGCCGAAGCCCCTGAAGGAAAAGTTTCCCCGATGTCCAGGGCGATTTTCTAAAACAGAACGAAAGGCGTGGAGGGAAATTGCCGGTGTCCTGAAAAATTACGGATTATTTACGGTGGCGAATGGCATTCAACTGGAATTATTGTCAACTGCCTGGGCGCAGTATCTCGATGTCAGCCAGAGTTTAGTTGAGCGTCCGAATATTATAATTAAAGGCCCGTCTGGTGGTATGATGTACAATCCATATTTCAATGCACAACATAAACTTGCTGCGCTTGTCGATAAATATTCACAGAACCTTGGTTTGTCGTCAATTCAATTGGCGAAAATTGGAAGTTTGATGTTGACAGCTAAGAGGGAAAAGTCGGAAATGGAGTCTCTACTTGATTAATAAGGAGAAATTTTATGTTTTTAAAAGAGAGGGAGGAATATGTTTTAAGAGAATTGGCGGGCGGAAAAACACAAAGTGCGATTGCACGGGAACTAGGGGTGTCGGGAGCAAGAATAGGGCAAATTAAAGCAAAGGCGATACGAAAATTACAATATCATAATGAACACCCTGAAGATCCCACATTGACCCCCGATATGTCCGTAGAGGATTTATGGTTATCTATTCGAGCAGGGAATTGTTTAAGAGGCGCCGGAATAAAAACGGTAAGCGAATTAGTCATGAAAACCCAAGAGGAATTGCTTGGAATTAGAAATTTTGGACGCAAATGTTTATACGAGGTTAAAGAAGCAATAAAGGGTTATCATGATTGACGAATCTAAAGCTTTGCGGGTAAAAACATTTGCAGAGAATTTAACCTATAGCAAGGGTGTATGGGCGGGACAGCCATTCCGTATGATGCCGTGGGTTTGGGAAAAAATTGTTCTGCCTGGATTTGGAACCCTGCGGAAGGATGGTCGAAGGCAGTATAGATTTATTTATGTGGAGGTGCCTAAAAAATCAGGGAAAACCGAGGTCGGCGCTGTCCTCGCTTTATATATGTTATGTGCTGATGGAGAAGGAAAACCTGAAGTTTTTTCGGCTGCTGGTGATAGGGAACAAGCCGGTTTGGTATATTCGGCAGCGGCGCAGATGGTGCGGCATAGTCCTGTGTTATCAAAAATTCTTACTGTCCTGGACTCCAGAAAACGAATTATCAACAAGAAGAATAACGGATTTTATCAGGTGCTTTCCAGCGAGTCAGAATTACAGCATGGTCTTTCTCCGAGTGCAATTATTTTTGACGAGTTACACGCGCAGCCGAACGACAGACTCTGGAATGTATTGACAAGCGGAACAGACTATGCGCGAAGTCAGCAACTCGTTGTTGTGCTTACCACTGCGGGCGTTTATAATAAAAATTCCATCTGGTGGAAGACCAGGACTAAGGCAATACAAATCAGCAAAGGAATTGTCAAACAAGCAAATTTCTTGCCGGTGCTCTATATCGCTGATGCTGAAAAAGACGATCCGGCAGACGAGAAAGTTTGGAAGCGTGTCAATCCATCATTGGGTCAAATTTTCACTATCGATAAAATCCGCGAGGATTTTGAATCAGTTAAATATGATCCCGTAGAATATCAAAACTTCCTGCGTTTCAGACTCAACATCCCGATTAAAAATTTAATTCGTTTTTGGCCGACCGATAAATGGGACGCATGTGCGGGCAATATTGATATTGAAACGCTGAAAGGCCGTCCCTGTTATGGGGGCATAGATCTGGCGCAGACCATAGATCTGTCAGCATTCATTTTAGTTTTTCCGGCAACAACTGAGGGTGAAAAGCCTGTTATTATCTCGCGTTTTTATTGTCCTGAGGAAAATATTCTGTCCAGATCACGGACAGACAAAGTGCATTATGACATTTGGGCGGCTCAGGGATATATGAAAGCGACGCCGGGGGATGTTGTCGATCTGGAATATATTAAAAACGATGTCTTGTGGGCGCAAAAGGAATTCGATCTCAGAGAAATTGCTTATGACAAGAGGTTTGCCGATCATTTTGCCAGTGATTTATTCAATAATCACGATATTGCAATGATCGAAATGCCGCAATTAGCGAAATATTTTAATGAGCCGATCCACAGCTTGATGCGAGAAGTCATTGCGGGGCGTGTGCTCCACGATGGCAATCCCATATTGCGATGGAATTTTGACAATATGGTGACTAAACCACGGCCGGATGGAAGTATTCAGCCGGATAAGTCGCGATCAACTGAGAAAATAGATGGTGCAGTGGCAACGTTTATGGCTTGGGGACGGGCGATACAGGGCGGCGTAGTGTCGGCTTATGATGGATTGTCGAGCGAGGAAATTTTAAAGAATATGCGCTTTTAGAGGAGTAATAAGGAGACTAACACGATGCAATACCGCAAGCTGACCGACCTGAAAAAGCTGGAAGGCAATCCCCGAATCATCCGGGATAAGCAGTTCAAAACGCTTTGCGATTCGATCCGGGACAACCCAAAGTATTTTGAGGCGCGGCCTGTCATCCTGTCAGATCGTACCGGATCGCTTGTCATTATTGCCGGGAATCAGCGTTATGAGGCGGCCAAATCCTTGAAGCTGAAAGAGGTGCCGACCTTCCTGATTGAAGGGCTGACAGAGGAAAAGGAAAAAGAAATCGTCATCCGTGACAATATTTCCAACGGCGAGTTCGATTGGGATATTCTGGCCAATGAGGGATGGGACTCGTTACCGCTTGCCGACTGGGGCGTACCCCTGCCGGAGGACTGGCTGAAACCACTTGACGATAAGATGCCCGAGACTGGAAGCGGCGCGGAAAAGGAAAACAAAACGACCTGTCCTAAGTGCGGTTTTGAATATGCGATCTGATGAAAGCAAGGTAGCGGCAGTGGCGGAGGGTCTGCGCAAAACGTGTTGTGCATATTCCGCCGGGAGTGACCATAGCGCGGCTGGATGCCGGGCGATGGACCATTGCGGGAAAGATGTCTGTCCGCGACTTCATGAGGCCAAAAATGCCAAATAATCAAATAGCCTTCCTCGCCTACTACCCCGAAAAAAAGCGGAGCGATAATAACAGCTTTGAGGGAAATTACAACATAGGGGCGAACGTCATCATGGACGTGCTGAAGCGTAAGGGGATTAACTGCGATATTTGCACGCCAGACACAGCGCAAAAATATCAGATCGTGTTGATATCGCTCACGTCTGATTATGATTGCCTTGCCTTGTATCGGGCGGTAGCGCTTTTGCCCACATGGCAACCGGGCCGAAAGTTCAAGGTTGTCGCGGGCGGGGCGGGGATGCAAAACCCTACAACGATCCGAAAGTATATTGACTATGCCGTCTTTGGCCGCGCTGAAAATATCATCCATCCCTTGATTGATTGCATTGTGGGCGGCGGGGTCTTCGCACATGAAAGCGTGATGAACCTTCCAGATATTCACCCTGTAAAATTGGCGCAATCGCTGGAGCTGTATCCACACGATATTGACCTTGGCAACGGAAGGGGATGCCGTCAATGGAAAGAATCTTTCATCGGCTGCCCAAATAAATGCCTATTTTGTCATTACACTTGGGCGCGGAAAAAGATCGGCGGCGGCACTTATTATCAAGGCGATTTGACCATGAAGCGGTCAATCGAATGTTTGTGGGAAGACATCCCGAAGATCGACAAGAAAGAGGGGCGCATAAGGACGGCCATCGATGGATTTTCGGAACGCCTCCGCATGGGTTACGGTAAAAAGATTGGCAATCAGGAAATTATCGACGGCATAAATCACCTCGGAAGTTTTGAGGGCATAACTGTCTTGCTGGTTTACAATATCAGTAATATGCCGCACGAAACACAGGAAGACCGTGAGGAATTATATGAGACGTGCAAAAGGGCAACACCTAAAAATCGCGTGATTGTCGTTTTCCAAAGCACGCCATTCAGGCCGTCACTTTTGACGCCCTTACAATGGGCACCCGTGACGCTCTACCCGGCAACGTCAGACTTGTCGGCGCAGGTCATTCACGATAGCGATAATCTCCGCGTGATGCACTCATTTAGCAATGAAGGCCCGTTCTCGCAATTAGAAACGGTGATTGTGTCCAGGGCAAAGCCGGACACCGACAAGCTATTTCACGCCTTATGCTTCCATCCGAAACTTAAGAAGGGGACGGCACGGGAGAAGGTAGGCTTGTTGCAGCGCAGTTTTGATCTATCTCCATATCTTCGGGAGTACAGCGCGGAAGAAAAGCACCCTGCGTAGTTTCGTGTTGTCGGTATAAGACGACAGGAACCACGCAGGGCATATGATATTGCAGAGGGAAGATTCCTGCTGTGATGCTTTGGAATTACAGGAGTGCGAATAGACAATGATCAATTTACCAAATAAAGCACTTTTTCGGCCAGATGAAGTGGCGGAATATCTGTCCGTATCCCGCAAAACTGTTTATAATTGGATTGCCCTGGGGAAACTGGAAGCGGTAAAAATTTCCAGTCTTCTTCGTATCCCTAAAGAAAAACTTATCGAATTTCAAAAATCCACCATAGAATAAGTTGTCACCTTAATCCCTTCCTGTCTTTGTAAAAATCATTTTCATCATTTATTTTGTCTGCATGAAAATTATTCAGACAATCAAAACTTTCTTAAAACGCTCCGGCCTTGCAACTCCAGAAAAATGGCTTGTTGATTGGTTTTCCGGCGGCGGCATTGAAACGAGCGCCGGAGTTCGTGTCACTTCCTCTACCGCCATGAAGTTCGTGGCTGTTTATTCCTGCATTGATATTCTTTCCCGCACTGTCGGCAGTCTCCCGCTGTATCTTTATCATCGACTCGATGGCGGGGGCAAAGAATTAGCCCGGAAACATCCCCTTTTCCGGCTGATGAGACGACAGCCTAATCCTGAAATGACAGCAATGCGTTACCGCACGACACTTCAGGGACACCTTGCAGCGTGGGGAAATGCTTATTCTTATATCGACTGGGGAAACAACGGGTATCCCAAAGCTCTTTGGCCATTGCGGCCCGACAGAATCAATGTCGATCGAAAACAGGGTGTGCTTGAGTATAGGTATTATCCAGGTTCAGATGATAAAAGATTTTCGGAAAGTTTTCTTATTCCGAACGGCTGTATGCTGCATATTCCCGGATTCGGGTATGATGGAGTTATGGGATATTCACCGATTACTCTTGCAAGAGAGGCAATCGGCTTAGGCATAGCCGCCGATGAATTCGGATCGCGGTATTTCGGAAGCGGAACACACCCTGGAATGATTGTTGAGCATCCCGGCAAGTTATCGCCGGAAGGACATTCAAACCTAACGAAAGCTCTTTCGGAAACACATAGCGGATTGGGCAATTCTCATCGTCTAATGCTTTTGCAGGAGGGAATGAAAGCCCAGAAAATAACCATTGATCCGAAAGATAGTCAATTTATTGAGCTTAGAAAATTTCAAATCAACGAAATTTGCCGTCTTTTTCATATCCCGCCGCACATGCTGGCCGATGTTGAAAAATCAACGAGCTGGGGGTCCGGAATCGAAGAGCAGAATATCGGTTTCATTACTCATACCATGCGCCCTTGGTTTGTTCTTTGGGAGGAAGAATTAGCTCGAATGCTCCTTCTGGACAGCGAAAAGGACGATTATTTCTTTGAATTTGACCTCATGGCTCTGCTCAGGGGCGATTCCCAAAAGCGCTGGAGTGCCTATATCATGGGAAAACGAAACGGAATCCTGAATGCGGATGAAATCAGGGGATGGGAAAATCTCAATCCTGTGCCTAATGGTCTTGGTAAAGAATATGTGATAGAGCGGAATATGGGATCGTTGGCCGAGATATTAAGTGGTGATCCTAAGGAGGAAATTAATGTCTAAGGTTTGCACCGAAGACCAAAGGGCTTATGATAAGGCTTATTATGCGGCGCATAAGGAAGTAATAAGAGCTCAAAAAAAGATTTATTATGCTGAACGCGCAGAAGAAAAAAAGGCTTATGGCCATATCTACAGAATGGGGAACGTTGAAGCAAGGAAGACATTCCAGAAGGCCTATTATATTAAAAATAAGCAGACGTTGCTGGATAAGGCGGGAGCCTATCGGGTTGAAAACAGAGACGAAATAAACACTAAGAAAAAAAGCTATTATACTAAAACCAAGGAGACAAGAAGACCTCATATGAGAGCCTACCATGCCAAATGGCGCAAGATTCCTAAAAACAAACTAAATGACAATATTTCAACGGGAATAAGCCATTCTGTAACGGGCGGCTCGAAGGGTAATCGGCACTGGGAATCTCTTGTTAATTTTACCATTGATCAACTCAAGAGACATCTTGAGAAATTATTTACTCCAGAAATGAGTTGGGAAAATTATGGTACTTATTGGCATATTGATCACAAAATTCCTATTGCCGTTTTTAATTTTGAAAAACCCGAACATATAGATTTTAAATTATGCTGGAGACTTAAGAACCTCCAACCATTAGAAGCGAAAGAAAATATGAGTAAAGGAGCAAAACTTGATAAGCATTTTCAGCCATCACTTGCAATGGGAGGATGAGAATATTGTGAATCCTAATTATGAAAAAGCGGTTAAAAAAGAAAGTTATGAAAAGCGCAAGAGGGGTAAAAAAAGAAAGGGGACGAGCGATGCCGAAAAAACAAAAAAACGATATTGAACGCCGTAATTTTCCCGTTGAAGAACTCCGGGCGATTACAGATGATAAAGGTCTGCGCCACATCGTTGGATATGCCGCTGTTTTCAATTCACTATCGGAAGATCTCGGATATTTCCGGGAGAAGATTGATCCAGGGGCATTCTCAAAAACAATTAACTCCGATGACATCCGGGCGCTGAAAAACCATAATTCTGATTATGTTCTGGGACGGAATAAAAGTAAAACGTTGACATTATCTGAAGATCAAAGAGGACTTAAAATCGATGCCATGCCCCCGGATACACAGTGGGCACGTGATCTCATGGTATCGATTGAGCGGGGCGATATAAATCAGATGTCCTTTGGATTCACCACAGTGGCAGATAGATGGGAGACGGTAGCAGAAGAAGAGATTAGAACACTGATGGAAGTGAAGCTCTACGATGTTAGCCCCGTGACATTTCCGGCTTATAGCGAAACGGAAATTGCTTTACGATCACTCGATGAATATCGGAAGGCTCATGGAAAAGATGAAAGTAATAAGGCGGATGACTATTTGATCGGCCTGAGCATAATGCGGAAGAGATTACAAATCAAAACAAGAGAAATGGAGGCATAAAAATGAACGAAAAGATTAGAAAACTCTTAGCAGAACGGGCGAAAGTGGTGGCCGATCAGAGAGCGATGCTTGATAAAGTAGAAGCGGAAAAACGTGCTCTGTCGGCTGATGAAAATGTTAACTATGAAAACATGGATGCGGACGTTGACCGCCTTACCCGTGACATCGAACGGGAAAAGACGTTGGAAACGCGGGAGAAAGTAATTAACGATCCGGCCAATATTTTCAAGGCAAATCCTGATGGAAAAAAGGATGAAGTCCGTACCCTGGAGTACAGGGGACAGAAGATCACCCTCCCGGCGAACACCGATATCCAGCAGAGGGCATGGAAAACCTTCTTGGCCCGTGGAAGGGATGCTATCGGACCCGATGAGCTCCGCGCACTTCAGGCCGATGCGGACATTTACGGCGGCTTCCTTGTCGCTCCCCCGCAGTTCGTCCTCAAGCTGATTCAGGCAATGGATAACGAGGTCTTTATCCGTGGTCTGGCAACCGTTTACCCCGTGACAAAGGCCGAATCTCTTGGTGCCCCGTCGCTGGATACCGATGCTGCAGATCCGACATGGACAGCAGAGATCAAGACCGGAACGGAAGATAGTTCTCTTTCCTTTGGAAAGCGCGAACTGTCCCCGCACCCCCTGGCGAAGCTGATCAAGGTTTCCGAGAAGCTGCTGCGGGTGTCCGCGATGGATGTTGAGAGTCTAGTCACCGCTCGGCTGGCCTATAAGTTCGGCGTGACCGCTGAAAATGCTTATCTCAACGGCTCCGGCTCAAATGAACCGATGGGGGTCTTTACTCCTGCTGCGGCTGGGCTTGGTATCAGCACAGGCCGCGATGTCTCCACCGGGAACACAGCAACGGCATTCACAACTGACGGCCTGATAAATGCCCTCTATAACCAAAAGGCGCAGTATCACCCCCGTCTGACGTGGATTTTCCATCGTGATGCCATCAAAGCTTTGCGAAAACTGAAAGACGGTGAGGGACAGTATATTTGGAATCCTGATATTAAGGGCGGACAGCCGGATATGATATTGGCGCGGCCCTACAAAATGTCCGAGTATTGCCCCAACACGTTCACAACCGGGCTTTATGTTGGCATAATTGGCGATTTCTCAAACTACTGGATAGCCGACGCCTTGAGTATGAGGATTCAGAGGCTCAATGAGCTTTATGCGGCTACGAATCAAATTGGTTTTATTGG